AACAATAACAGGACTAATGACAGCAACAACCATAGACGGAGCTGCTGGCAATAATTTACAACTCGATTTTGGTACCTTATAAATGGCAAAATTATTAAAATTAAGGCGTGGTACTACAACGCAACACGCATCATTTACTGGTGCCGAAGGCGAAGTAACTGTAGATACTACAAAAGATACAACCGTTGTACATGACGGTAGTACAGCAGGAGGAACACCTCTTGCAAAAGAAGATATGTCTAACGTATCTTCAGCTTCCATTGCTGGAAGATTAAGTAATGATTCTATTGCTCCATCAAAAATTGGAGCAGGAACCTTACCTTCTGACGTAACCGTAGCTAGTGCAAATATAGTAAACGGAACAATAGTAGGAGCTGATATAGCTAACGATACTATCACAGCGAGTCAACTAGCTGCTGGAGCAGCAGATGTAAATGTTCTTCTTGATGGAGCTGTTACCTCAACTAAAATTGGTAGTGGTGCAGTTACATCAGATAAGATTGCGGACGGTACTATCGTAAACTCAGACGTTAACGCATCTGCTGCAATAGCAGGGTCAAAAATTGATCCTTCTTTTACTTCAGCAATAACTATTACAAATGCTAATCCAGCAATAAATTTTACTGATAATGATAATAACCCCGATTACCAAATAGGAAATTTAAACGGAGTTTTTAGAATAAGAGATACAAATGCTAGTACTGACAGATTTGTTGTAAACACAGATGGTCACGTTGATGTAACTGGTAACTTAGATGTTGGTGGAAATGTTAGCGGGGTACTTGCTAATGGTGTCACTGCAACTACTCAGTCTGCTGGTGACAACAGTACAAAAGTTGCTACAACTGCGTACACAGATACAGCAGTAGCCAACTTAGTAGACTCATCTCCCGATGCTCTTAATACTCTTAACGAGTTAGCAGCAGCTATAAACGATGACGCTAGTTTCTCTACAACTGTAAACAACAACATTGCTACAAAAATGCCTTTGGCTGGTGGTGAATTTACAGGTAACGTAACTTGTGAAGACATCACACCTGATGCCGACAGTAGTAGAAACTTAGGTACAAACTCTGTAAGATTTGCAAACGTATATGCTGATAACTTTGTTGGTAGCGGTGCAAGTTTGTCTGGTATCGAAGCCTTTGTAACAGGCATGATCTTATTATGGTCTGGTGCATCAAACGCTATACCTTCTGGATTTGTTCTTTGTGATGGTAATAACAGTACACCTGACTTAAGAAATAGATTTGTTATTGGTGCTGGTAATAGTTATGCAGTTAATGCTACAGGTGGATCGACAACTATAAATGGCAACGTTACTCACAGCCACAGTACTCCTAACCATACTCATGGTTTAAATGGACATACACATAGCACACCAAACCATTCTCACAGTGTAAACTCCCATAGTCACAGCACTCCTAACCATAGTCATTCAGTAAACAATCATACTCACAGTATTAGTGGAAGTGTAAGTGGAAACACTAACAACACTGGTGGTCACTCACACAGTTTTCAAGGAGGTGCAAGGGCTCAACAAACCAACAACACTGTCGGCCCACGTAGAGAATCCCTAGGAGCATTTTTTGGAAATGTAAGTACTAACAATGCTGGAAATCATAACCACAGTTTCTCTGGTAGTTTCAGTGGTAACTCAGGTAACTCAGCTCCTAATACTAACAATTCTGGAGGTGGTAATACTGGAAACGCTGGTGCTAATACAAATAATAGTGGTGGCAGTAACTCAGGAGCTGCTAATGGAAACACAACATCTGCTGGAGGATCAAACACAGGTAATAGCGGATCTGGCTCAACAGTTTCAGTCCTTAACCCTTACTACGCTTTATGCTACATAATGAAAACATAAGGAACGCACTGTATCCTTTAAGTCCTGTTGCTGTAAGTGTTAAATTTACAATTACAAAAGAAATTACTTGTGATAGCAAAAAACATGTAGACCTTGTTGTAGATAACTTAGAAAAATTAAAAAAAGATAAGTTTGAAAGAATCAAGGTTCCACAGTTTTATTATGAAGTATCTGGTCTAACTATTACAGAAACATGTGAATTTATAAAAGGTCATTTTTTAACACCAAAATATGAGCGTATTGTTTTAAATGAATTAGTTAAAAGAGAAAATGACTATACCTTTGGGGATTACCATTACAGAAATTTTATAGTTAGAAAAAATAATATTTATTCCATAGACCTCAGTTCTTACGCTTACATACCTGACCGATTTGCACGTAACCACTCGTGGGTAAATAGACAAACTTATCAAACAGAATTAAACCGCCAATGAATTTATTCAAAAATAACACACCTTCTTTTACAGATCAAATATATGTTGCTGAAAAACAGCTTACTCCAGAATTTTGTAAAACTTGTATAGCAAAATTTGAAGATGATCCTTGCAGACATATTGGAGAAACAGCAGGGGGACACATGATAGAACTTAAACAATCTGATGATTTAATGATTTCAAGATTAAATCGTTGGAATGAAGTAGATAGTCAAATATCTATTGCTTTAAGTAGAAACGTAAATAACTTTATAAAATCCATGAAAAGTAAATTTACATGGTGGGATGCTCCTGCTGGTATACACGATACTGGTTATCAGATGCAAAGAACAGTTCCAAATGGTTTTTACGACTGGCACCACGATTTTTGTACAGGAAGATGGTACACATTTATTTTTTACTTAAATGATGTAAAAAAAAAAGGTTATACAGAATTTATAGACGGTACAAGAATACAACCTAAGGTTGGAAAATGTCTTTTATTTCCTGCTACTACTGTTTATAGACATAGAGGTGTATCTCCAGTAAATGAAATTAAATATTTAATAACTGGATGGTTATATACAGAATTTGATGGTGATACCAAAGTACAAGGCAAGTGGCAAGATTTAATTAAAGAAGAGGTAATTCAAAAAGAGCAAGATAGTAATTATGCTTTAGAAAATTTACCAGAAAATAGATTTGGTGCCGAAGATAGCCATATAACTATGCAATTAGACGAGTTTATAGCCCCAGATGATCCTCAAAACAATGTACAAATGATTTTAGAATAATGGCTGAAACAATTACTTGGTCTATCAATGACTTAAAAAGAGATAGTAATGATGTAGTAAAGCAAATACTATATACTCTTGAAATAAAAAGAGGTGAGGTTGCATACACTGACAATGGCAATGTAGCTATAGAAGGTGAAGTTACAATCCCTTTTGCTGAAATTACAAAAGAAAAAGCTATTGAGTGGCTTAAAAATGCACTTGGTAGTGAGGGAGTTGCAACGAAAGAAAATGAAGTAAAAGCATTTTTTCTTCCATCAGGACTTCCTTGGACTGAATAAAAACAAATTTTAAAAAAACAATGAAACTATTTATTATTTTACTTACTTGCTCAATAACTTCTGTATTAGCACATCCAGAGATAAAGTTACATACTCACGATGGAACTTCAAATACCGAGTTGGAACTTACCAACGTTGAACCTTCCGAATCCAAATAAACTAGAAACAGTTGAAATTCCATTACCTACTGGTAACGTTCCTAGTTATGTACCTTTGGTAGTGCCTCCTAGTGATCTTAGAGAACCAGAGGGCACAGAACCAGAGGCTACAGAAGAAGCACCTACTGGCATAAGGCAGGTTGACATACCGTTTACGGACTTCAAAATGCCTTTACCAGAAAACGAAATACTTATAACGGCTTCTACTACAGCAGTCGTTTCTGTAGCTGCAACCCTAACTGCAACAGCAGCTTTTAAATGGGTTGTTACAGCTATGAAACCAATACTTAAAACAGCATGGAAGAAGATAAACCGATCAAAGGGCAACCAAGAAGTTTTTTCAAAAAACTCAAAGAAAACATAGATGACCATGATGAACAGATGGCGGTACTTGGCGCAGCAGTGCGTTTAGGTGTAGTTATCTGGTCAGGGTTCATTATTACATTAAGTTATGTCGAGCTGCCAATGATTAAAAAGTCAGCTACAGCAGGCGATATTACGTTCGTGGCCTCGATTTTTACAGGTGCGCTGGCAACTTTCGGGCTGTCTACGGGCAATGGTAACGGAAAAAACAAAGACAAAGACAAACCAAAAACATGAGAAAACTACTTATTGCTATGCTACTGCTACCTGCAAGTGCATATGCTAATACCGTCACGCCTCAGTTTACCACAGGGTCGATGAACTCAACGACCACAACCACACAAACCATAACCGAAGTAGAACAGCGTCAAGTTTTTGGTGCTGAAGTAAAGACTTGGAATGGATCTAATGTAACACCATCTGCCGATATATCTGGTGCTGGTACTACATTTACTATAACAGATACAACTCTACCTTGGACACTAGAAACCACATCAAGATCAGCTGGATTAGTAGAACAATGGGATACCACAACAAACTATACAATAAACTCTACTACTACATCGCTTTCTGTATTCTCACAATAACACCTATATATGCAGAAGGAGACACCAATAACTCGTCCAACCCTGTGGCAGCAGCAACAGGAAATGTTACCAATCAGGCTGTGCAATTTCAAAATAATGGAGCACCGTCTAGACAACAATATGGTTCTGCCATATCTTGTAATGGATCAACAATGACGTTTAGCCCCTTTTATATGGGTAATGATACCTCACCATTTGATGATGAAGGTTATGTTATATCAGAGAACTGGGGCTTTCAAATAAACTTTTCAGTGCCACTTAACCGTGACTTGACTAAACAATGTCAAGAAATATCTAAGAGACAAGAAGAAAAGATGAGGCTTGACTACGAGCTTGTTCGTGCACTTAAATGTGCAGAACTACAACAAAAGGGTTTTACGATATACCCTGGCAGCCGTGTAGCTCACATGTGCCAAGACATCGTACCTATACAATCGTTATTACCTAAGAAAGATGTTAGCACTACTAAAACCAATCGTTCTCACTGGTTTAAAAAGTAAAAAATTTAAACAGTTTGTAGTTGATCTTCTTGAAAAATTAGTCGAATCAACAGATAATGAGCTTGATGATAAAGCTCTACAGATAGTTAAAAAAGGACTAGACATTGAATGAAAAGAGCAGGAGAAGAACAGTTTAACGAACTACATAAGTTAGTTACAACTGAGCTTATAGACAGAATACGTAGCGGTGAAGCTACTACCGCTGACCTAAAAGCTGCTGCTGACTGGCTATATAAAAATGATATAACAGGTGTAGCGTTTGACACGTCACCTTTATCTCAACTAGCAGACATTATGCCTACTGTCGATTTTGACACAGTACAAAAATCGGTAATTAAAAATGGCTCCTAGACGACTACCACGTAAACAACTTAAAAAAAGTGCAAGAAACTACAGAGACAACCCAGAATCCAGAGCCAAGAAAAACGCCTACAACAGAAAGCGTAACTCAACCAAAGAAGCCATTTCTTATAGGGTGGAACTTAAGAAAGCCCGTAGAAAAGCGGGGGCAGAAGGCAAGGGCGGTAAGGATTTTTCACACACTAAATCAGGAAGATTAGTACGTGAAAGTGTTTC